TTTCGATACCTTCAAGAATCCAGTCTGGGCCGCCTTGGCCCTGCCTGACATAGTTCTGGATGAATTTCTCGCGCTCGCTGCCTGATGCCTTGAGTTCGGCTTGCAGCTTAGCAAGCACAGCGATGCTGGAATTGATGCCGTCCAACGATGCCGAGAGACCGAGCAACTCACGCTGCGCATCGGTTGCGGTTCCAGCCAAAGCGGCAACGCGAGCCTCGGCGAGCTCCATGCTCCGAGAGAGCGTGCCACCCTGTTCTGCCGCGTTGATGAGCTCAGTGGCCAGCTTGGCGAGTTCCGGGCTGGCGGCGCCGATTTTCGCCACGGCGCGGGCAAAATCTTCGACGTCGGGGATCCCCGCCGCGACGCTTGCCTGAAAGCGGCGAATCGCGTCTTCGAAGGGCGCGAACCTCTGATTAATCTCGTCGCCGCCGGTGATGTTGCCGAGTGGGTCGACCGAGGGCATCGAAAAGCCGGACGAGAATTTTTGCGACCACTCGTCGTATGCCTCGGTTAGCTTACGCAGATTCTCTGTGGCCTGAAGAGTAGTAACCTCACGGATCTGCTGCGCGAAATTCTCCGCACCTTTTCCAGCCTTGTCCATCGACTTCGCGAAGTCGTCTGTGGCTTGCTTATTTTCGTCGAGAACCTTGTTGAGATCATCGCCATCGCCCGAGAGGGCATCGATCGCAAACGAGGCAAGGTAGCCGGCGGCAGCCAGACCACCAAGCGCCAAGGTTGTGGGGTTGATGAGGCTGAGGAGACCTTGCCCCACGGCGCCAAGAATGCCCTTCACGCCTCGGTCGCCCATAATCTGACTGATCTGGGCACCCTGCTGAATCAGCACAGTGAAGGGCGATTGGCCGGATGCGAGCGAGACCCCGATATCTGACAGTTGCGCCGCGAGATTACCCACCTCATGGGTGCGCAGCTTGTTGACGCTGGCCGCTGCCTGCTGAGAGCGCGCCGATAGCTTATCGATCGCCGCCGCACCTTCAGTGCCAACCGCGTTAAGCTCGGCTCGAACTTTACCGCCGTCAATCACGGCAAGGCGCACATTCACGTTGCGATCAGTCAACGTCGTGCTCCCTCAGATGCGCGTGAATGGCACCGAGCGCCACGCGCTCGGCCTCGGAGAAGAATTCGGCTGTGGAGGCAGGCGGGCAGCCCTTGGCGGCGGCAAGTGCGGCCAGGGCGGCATAGTCGAAACCGATCGGCATCGGGCCGAGCGCGCGGATCTGGTTGGATGAAGCGCGAAACGCGCTCCAGAATTGCTCACCATCGAGGGTGAGCGGTGCATTCACACGATAGGCGCACTCGTCGCAACGTCCGGGGCAGGCGGCACAATAGGCTGCGCCGCCGCCGAAGTGCCATTCGGCGAGGGCGCAGATGCGTTTTTTTCCGCAACCAGCAGCAAGGCCGGCACTACATAGCCCCGCTCAAACGCTTCGCCGAACGGGTAGGCCTCCATCAGTGCATCAATGCCCTCTGGCCAGGGCGCAACCTCTGTCTCGCTGTCGGCCATTCCAACGCCCTTCCACGCTATGATGGCAGCGCGGGCGAAAGCCTTGATCAGCCCCACCGAGCGACCTGCGCCGCCGGCGATGATGGCATCCCGTATGTCGTCAGGCATCTCATCGCGCACGCGGGTGGTGACCTCGGTGCCAAACGGACGGACCTCTACTTCAACACCACCGGCTAGCCGCAGCCAATAGGTGCCGCTGGCAAGATTGAGGCGAAACATGCTCGTCCTTTCCACGCTCGACAGCGCAAAGCGCCCTGCTACCATCCCGCTAAAGGGCGGTGACATGACGCGAAAATGGCTCGGGGTGCTGGCGATCGCCGCACTATGCTCAACGTCGGCAGTGGCCGAAGCGCCATCCGCCGAGGAGATAACGCTCATCAAGCGGGGCGTAGTGGATCATCTGAAAGATCCAGAGTCCGCCCGCTTCGGCAAATTGGTCGTAGGCCCAAACCGTAAGCAGCCCGGGGTGGTCGTGTGCGGGCAGGTAAATGCCCGCAATTCCTTCGGCGGCTATACTGGTATGCAGCCATTCATGGGCTTCATGGGGCCGGGCAAAGATGGATCAAAAGGATTCTGGCTTTTCACCCTCGGGAATGACGCAAGCACGGCTGAATTCCTGATTGGCCGATGCAAGAGCGAAGGAGCGCCGCTTTAATAGCTGGCCACGTCGTTCGTCAGCGTCACCGTCGCCATCGGCGTGCCGGGCGCCGGGCGGGCTGCCTGCACGGCATAGGTGGCCTGGATGCCGGTGGGGCCGCTCACCGGGCGCTTCGGCACCGGCAGATAGGCCGCGGCAAAGGCGAATTCCAGCTTCGCCATCGCCGAGATGGTGAGCGCGAACACCAGATCCACCGGCGTGCCGGCGATCGCCTGGTTGAACAGCGTCAGGCTGTCGTGCCGCACCACGATCGAGGCGCCGAGCACGGCGAGGCCGGGGTCGGCGCCGGCAATGAGGCCGTCGTCGCGGATCACCTCCACCGATTCCAGCGTGTTCGAATAATTCAGCTGCGCCGACACCACATTGCCGAGCGCGGCGCCTGCCCGCTTCACCGCGCCCTGGAACTGGTTGAACCGCACCAGATCGAACTCGGTGGGCGTGCCCGTCGCGGTCGAGCCGGCCGGCGCCGCCTCGTCCTGGCCGATGAAGCCGACGGTGGCGTTGATGAATCCGGAGCGCTGCAGCTGCATCGCCAGCGTGTTGGCGACATAACCCTTGTGCATCGAGTAGGCCGGGATCTCCGGATGGCCGACCTCACTGGCGATCGACGGCAGCGCCGCCGAGGCGGTGCTGAACACATGGGCGTTCGCGCCGCCGGTCAGCGTGGCGCCGGACATCGTGGCGTTCGAGGCCGGCGAGGCGGAGGCGGCGAGGGTGAAGGCATTGCCGGCCGCGCCGAGCGTGTCGTTCGTCACCGAGATCTGGTTGCCGCCGACCACGGCATAGGTGGCCGCGGCGACGCCCGGCACCGCGCTGCCATTGAGCGCCGTTGCGATGTTGGTGAGGGTGGCTGCGAGATTGGCGCCGATCAGGATCTGGTTGCCCGTCGGCCCGCTGGCCACGAAGGTGAAGACGGTGCCGTTGATGGTGATGGTCGACGTCGCCAGCGGCTGCGCCGAGAAGGTGAGGGCGCCGACTGCGGCGGCCACGCCCGTGGTGACCGGCGCGCCGAACAGCGCCTTGAGCCAGTAGCCGAAATTGCGAAGGTCGACCGGCACCACCACGTCGCCACCGGCATTGATGACATCGCGGGCGGGCGCCAGCGGATCGCGGCCGAAGCCGAGCAGGTCGGAGGCGAGCAGGCCCTGCTCCTTGCCGAAGGTGGTGGAGACGAACGGCACCTTCTTGTAGCCGGAGCCGGGCGCGGTGCCGTAAACCGACTCGAAGGCGATGGCCATGATGGCGTTGATGCCAAGGGCGCGACCCATGGGGGCAATCTCCGGATGTGCGGGTGAGGGTCAGCCGAGCGGCGACGAGGTGACGTAGAGCAGCACGATGGTGAGCCGGGCGGTGCGCAGCGGCGCACCGGCATCGGAGCCGATCACGTCGATATCCGGCGCTTCCGGCTCGCAATGGTCGACCGCGCCGCCGAGCGTGCGGTCGGTGGCGATCGCGGCATCGATGTCGGTGAGGATGTCGTCGATCAGCGCCTCGGCGCCGCCCGGGGCGAGGCCGTCGACGATGATCTCGACAATGGCGCGGTGCTCATAGGCATAGGCCGGCGGCGACAGCGTCACCTCGGGCTCGCCGGGGTCGCCGTCGCGCAGGATGACCAGGCCGCCGGGGCCGACTTCGTTCGGCACATCGGCGTTGCGCTTCACGTCGGCGCCGGTGAGGGCGGAGACGAAGCGCGCCTTCAAGGCGCCCAGGGCGGTCTCGCGCGTGCTCATTTCCGCCAGCTCACTTCCGTTTGTTGGGCCAGCTATTGACGATGAGATCCGGCAGGCGTGAGCGCCAGCGATCGGCGGCGCCCTCGACATCGAACCGCTTCCCGAGCCGAACCTGCGGCACCAGGATGAAAATGACGGTGGTGGTGCGACCGGCGAGGCGGGTCGACTTCACGCCCTTACGGTTCGTGATGTTGGCCGCCGCCACGCCGCGGCCATTGACGCGGACATTGTCCGCCACCAGCAGCGAGGGCCGCCCGCGCCGATAGACGAAGCGCAGCCGCAGCCCGGTGCGGCGTTCCCAGCCGCCGGGCGTGAGCCGCTCGGTGCCGGTGCCGTCGCGCTTCAGGCCTTTCGCGCCGGCCGCAGCGGTGGGGATTGCGAGAAAGAAGCCGTTCGGCGACTTGATCGGCACCCCGGAATTGAACGCCGAGACGATGTCCGGCGCCCGCGAGAACACGAGGCCGGCGGCGCGCAGCGATACATCGGCGCGCGGATAGACCTCCGAGCGCCAGGTGTTGGCGAGCCGCTGGCCGAGGCCCGCGGAGGTGACCTGCGCGCGCAGATCGCCCTTGAG